CCCTTTTCTAAAGACAACATATAATCAACTGACATTTATAAAAAACACCAGCGAAAATATATGTTACCATCCAACCTCGTTAGAGGATTTAATACAAAGGCTAAATGCCCCTGTTTAGTACATAGATACGACTCTTTTTAGAGCCCTTATCACCTCGGACGACGTAAGGATCAGCCTCTAAGCTGCCTAACGGCGCACGATTCATAAGGAGCTCACGTCTCCGTTTAGGAGAACAAAGCACCCATGCGCGACCGGGACCTGTAGGAGCGAACAGCTCAGCTACAGGGTCCGGAGACGAATGCATGACGTTGTACAAAGGGTATAAGTCGTCTCCGACAAACAATAACGAACTCGTGTTCTTCTTTGGCACCTTTGAAAAGGAATTGAAGAAGTAACCGGACAAGTTAAAATTTGCAGGAGGCTTGCGTGGATGATCGCCGTGAATATGACCATCTCCATAACCCGCAGGACCATACAAAATATGGTCAGGTGATATATGAGAAATGATGTAATCACGCTCAGATGCATCGAGTAACCCGGTTTCTAAATGAAAGTTTAGCAACCCAACCACTCGAGCATCAGTCCATCTGCCCTTAACGTAAAAAGGTCTAATATCTGTACCTTCGTAATAATCGCCACCGCAGCTTTCCCTAAATTTACCGGTATTGAAGCTTTTCTCCATATTAAGGGAGAAGCCAAAGAACTCAAGCAAATTTTTGAGAGGTGAATAGCATTCAGTGGGGACTATTATATCATCCCCATAAACGCTAAACACTGCGGGAGCGCTACCTGACTCTATCACAACGCATAAAGCTAAAACGTAGAATATAAGTGACTCAAGCTCGAACGTGAAGCCATTCCCCATTGAGGAGAACTTTTCCAATTCAATCTTGAGCCGCTTTTTATCATACACTATAAGGCCTGTGCGCCAGTTGCAAAGAAGGTTCATCCAATCCACCGGAAGAACAGACAGAACAACTAGTGAAGCAATAGAATCACTCGCGGAAGACAAGTCAATGGTGGCTAAAGAACCATCTTTTGACCCTTTTAAGGCCAGACTTTTATTAATTGATTGATCATAAAGATTACAACCAGCTAATAATAGACGTCGTTTCATGTAAGACCCAATCCCCTTTTGCACAAACGTGTTAAGGAGTGGTTCTATCATGATCGAGCGGTCCGTCTTCGCAGACTTAGGTACGAACGAGAGGTGACCCATACCAACACGATACTTTCCCTTGTGAAGGTAGGCATAGTGGGGTATGGTCGGCCAGAGTTCATTAATAGACTCTCCAGCTTCTCGGCTACATACAGGTTCAGCGTTGAGCTTATAGCGCGCTGAGGTATTTTTCTTAACGGTGGAGCTTGCTCCGGGACCGAAACCAAGGCTTAATTCAGACAACTCAGGAGCTTTACCGAGGATTTCAGCTATTTTACTACGAATGAACAAAAGTTGTTGTTCGTAGCCGGTGTTTCCACCGGAACTGTACTCCTCAAAGCGTGAGTTGACTGACCTGCATTGAATCTCGGACTTAGCAAAGGCTTCCCATGCTACTGATTCTCTATCAACGTCAATAGATATATCGCTATTTTTTGTAAATAAAGCAATACATTGTCTAGCGTTGGATAGAGTTGAAATATCAGTAACCATGGAATAGTCAATGCTAAAATTGCATAACGCAAGTAAATCGTTGGCAGAGAGAAGCTGAATAAGCTCGTTTCGCCAAGGACCACTTTTATATGCAAATAGATAGGCAAGCCATCTGGTAAAGCCATCTGATTTTCCTCTCTTCCATTCGTTAAAGAACATCTTACTGTGGATTTTAGGTTTATCACCCATTACGATTACCTCAAAACATTTGAAGGTTGATACAACTGGACTAATAGGGAGTGTTTAAGTTCTCTATTGCGTCAACGATTTGCGCATTTGCTAGCGCATTCATTAGCAGCACGCGTAGATCTTTGCGTTGCTGGGCAGTTGCTCGTGATGGTAAGATAAAGTCAACATTGACTCTATCGCTGTACCCAACTTTGGGCGCAGCACTATAGCCAAGAGAGTTGACACCAGATACTACTTCGAGGGCGGGCAAATCGATTGTCAGACGGACCTTGTTTAGGCCATTTCCTTTATCACTTACTAACACGACTTTAATAGTGCCTTGACCTAAGAGGGCCAAGCCAACAATACTTTCGCGGTAAAGTGCATCGGGAGATGACGCAACAGGGTTGAACGTATGAGCAACCGGAGTGGTCGCACCGTCGTTTATTACTATAGCTGCAATTGCAGTCATAAGGTGTACTCCATGGTATTTATAAAAAATCTTATCCATCAACTTAGCCTGACGCAAAATATAAGCGTCTAGATATTCAGTGAATCTTGGATCCTCTGAATAGAAGTCATAGTCTTCGTGAGAAGAGAACCAGTCGAAGAGACTGGGATCATAGAGATTAGGGTATACAAAAGCGGGGTCGTTAATACTTAAAATATCAACGGGCGCCACGATTGTATTCTTTAGCTCTGTGACGCTCTCTACAAACAAGTCGTATGAAGGCATAATAATTGAATAAATAAGATAAAAGGTCCTAGATCTAGTGACTAGAGCTAGGGTTTGGGCGGATCAGCGAAAGCTAACTGTCCGTCTACTTACGAAACATGACTTGAAGGAGGGACAATGCATTCAGACACCTGGGTAACGACGAAAAAACATCGTGAATAGGTGTAAATGAAGGCAGAGGAACCTCAGGCATAACATGCGTGACGACTCTATCGATAATACCATATTTGTGAACATAACCGCCATTGTACGTTAAGTACGGGACAGTAGATGAAACATTTGTGATTTCTCGGGTAGATTTCGTCGTGGTAACGACATCAACAACTTTTAGATTTGAAACGATTTGTCGAGCATTCAAAAAATCACCAATTGGTAAGAACCAATCAGCGACGAATGAAAACGGCAGCAGTTCCCAAGCTATAGTTAATGGGTCGTCCAACTGCAGGGTAACAGGTAACGGTGGGCTCTCTAAAAGAGTCACAATTATCTGTTTTCGATATAACTTTTGAGAAGTCATAGCGATTGCCCCCACAGTTGTAATTGTCTCCGATTGCAGTGTTGATCGAGCACGAAATTTTAACGGACGTGGACGAGACGCAACATCAATAGCCGTCATCGCCTCATGGATATCTCCCAATAAGGGTTTCCATCCATAAGAAAATGACAGCCAATTCGATGCAAACGTATTGCGTACATTAAAGTTAATACTTCTTCGAAAATCAACACCTAAAACGTTGGCTGCTTTGGCAAAATTGCCATGCTTGATATGCTTCGCTGCTCGATAGAGCCCAACAGCCGTGTTAGTCACTAACTCAATGGAGTCCTTGCTAGTTGCAAGGGCAGTTCCAAGAGCTAGATCATGACCACGGATTTTGGAACCTAACTTATTCAGCAAGTTTATATCATCATTCGATCCCCACTCAAGGGCTGCACCATGAAAAGGACCACCACAACATGTAGTCACCGTACCGAGGACCCAAGTTCCGTTGACATCTAGGGCAGGAACCCTATTATCAACTGGAGCATTTGAGAACTCAGTCCAGGTCTTACTATAGTTGTGAGGGGACAAATCACGGACAGTTAAACGATCCACACCTGACCAAGAAAGCGATGCTTCGCCACCTAAAGTGGAGACTCCGCACGCTGTTGGACCAGGAAAACGTGTATCTTTATATCGAAAGCCATTAGACATAATAATTACCTCAGTAAGTAGTAAAAGAAAACCGGAGATCCGGCTTAGGAAAAATAAGTACACAACGGAAGGTTGGCAAAGCCAACTATAATAATTCATCCGCATGTTCCCTTATTATCTT